AGGCGATGTTGAGGTAGGCGACCTCCAGCAGGGGTGGGACGCTGAGGAGCGTGGCGCTGCGGTTGCCGTAGACCGTGATGAAGGGGAGACGGTCGAGGCCCGTGTCGCCGCTTTCGTACAACGCCCAATTGCCGGGGGTGTCCTTGCGCCAAAGCTCGTAACGGCCGGGCTCCAAAATGCGGATCTGCTCGACTTGCTCCTCGCCAAAACGCCCTACGTCACGTAACGCCAGCTCGTGGATGCGGACTTGGGTGAGCTCCGCTTGGGGGTTGTTGTTGTACGTGCGCCAGCCCCGGATGGTCTGGGGGTGGACGTGGATGAGGTACGGGGCGCTGCGACGGGTCCGGAGGTCCGCAAGCGTGCGCGCTGGGACTGGGTCGTAGTCGACAATGGCGCTGCTGTGGCCGTACAACAGCGCGGTCTCAAGCTGCTGGCGGGCGAAGCTGTTCAGCGTTGTCCCGTCGCCGCAGACGTTGTTGGCCCACTCCTCCCAGTAAGGGTCGCCCTGCAGTTGGATGCCCTTGCGCAGGATTAGGCCGGCGGCTTGGCTGGCGAGGCGTTGCAGGAATGGGGGGAGGACGGCGTGGTAAATCCGGCGCTGGTAGGCGCTGTCGTCCTCGCGCGGCTCCTGCGGGATTAGACGGCGGGCTTCGGCGCGCAGCGCGCTGGTGCCGCCCATGCACACATTGATTGGATCCCACTTGGGGAGCATCGACAACACCGCGGCGCTGTGGACGCTTGGGTCGTCGGCCGCGCCGGGGGGCGCAAGCGCAGGGAGCGGCGTGTATTTACGGGCGGCGGTGAAGTCGTAGCCGGTGTAGGTGCTGTTGGTTGCCGCCACTTACATCTACAAGCGCTTTGTTGCCTAGGATTCCGCGCGCTCCCGCGGTTACTTGAACTGGAAGTTGCTGCCGCCTGTTTGATAGCGGCGGAGTCCCGCGAGGCTATAGATCACATAGCCCATTGCGTCGACGGGGCCGGATTTGTCGTCGAGGCCCGTGCCGCTTTTGTCGGGGCTGCCCTTCTGGTTGTAAGTCTGCGTCTCCATCGCGCGGATGAGGTACTTGCAGCTGGGGTGGACGCGGAGACGGTTGTTAAGTAGGAGCATCTGGACGGCGTTGACGCGGTCCTCGACGAGGGGGTTGGCGTTTTGGACCTTGATGCGCAGGCCGTGGCGCTTGAGGATGGCGAGGTCGCTCTCGCTGGCGTTGGTTGTGGTGCGGTGTTTGCTCGCGGCGTCAGGCACCACCGTGAGGAGGCCGCGGTCGATGTGGTCGCCGTATTGCTCCTTCAGGCGGGTGGCAATCGTGGGCGTGTCTTTCACGTGGAACTCCGTGACGAAGTGGAATACGTCGCCGCGACGGATGCAGATCTCGATGAAGCAGGTGCCGACGTTGAAGTCGCAACCGGCGTAGATCATGTCGTCGGCGCGGATCTCTTCGTCGCTCCAATGCACGTCGCGGTCGAAGTAGCTGTAGACCGTTGTTTTGTCGAGGGCGGTGAACTGACCTTGGAGGTAGGCGGCGAGGAGCTGGGGTGGGTAGTTGGCGTAGAGACTGTCGACGAACCCTGGGGGGAGGTGGGGGTTGTCGAGGGTTTTGGCGCGGATGAGGTGGCGGTCCGGGCCGGCCTTCTGGTCGAACGTGTTCCACATGAAGCCGTAGCCCTCAGGCGTGGAGGCCAATGCGAACTGGGGGTTGGTGCCGCCACGTAGTCGCGCAAGGATCATCTCAGCGCCCTTCTGCGCTAACTCGAACTTGCTCGTGTCGATTTCGTCGGCGAGCGCAAACGCGAGGTTGGTGCCTCGGATGCGGTTCACTGCTTCCAACGTCCGGCACAAGATCGTGCATTGGCCGTGGGGCAGGTGCAGCGTGTACTCCGGCTGGGGGCTGGCGCGGTAGTCGTACTCGATGTTGAAGCGGTCCAAAAACTCGTCGAAGCTGCGGACCCATACGTCGAGCACCATCTGGAACGTCGGCTCAAAGACCGCGCCGACCTTGCCCGGGTTGTCCATCGCTAAAAAGACAGCCTTGGCGCAGAGGGCGACCGTCTTGCCCGCGCCGAAGCCGGCGCACAATCCCAGGAGCAGGTGGTCGATGTCGTCGACGAAGGCGCGCTGGTGCGGCAACAGCGACTCGTATATGGCGTCGCGGAGTGCGCTGTAGGTCGTGCTGCAACGGGTGTCCACCGCGATGGGCGCGTTGAGGCACTTTCCACCAGGAACAATGCCAAGAATCCCCACGAACACCTGCGCTCAGTTCTATACATAGGGTACGAACCGGAGCGGTGGGCTGGGAGCAGGGGTGGGGGAGGGGTATATAGGCCGACCTGGAGCGCTAAATGAGCGCTACCTATTTAGAGGTGGCGAATTTTGGGGCTGCAAACGGGAGATAGGGGGTGGGTGAGCCCCCCTGCGCGCCCTTTGTGTGGGGGTGGGGCGCCTGGCGACTGGGCCCCGGGTGTCTGTGGCAGGTGTCCAGCGCTGCGGTGCGGATTCGCCGGGATCCGTTGCGGTGCAGCGTGTCCAGGCCTGCGTAACTGCCACTGCAGCAGGTACGCTGGACACAACGTAAAGAAATATCAACGTTTGGGGTGCTGCACCCTTCCGCGCTGGATCTGTCAACTCTCCATAGGTAGGATTTGATCGAGGCCAAGAAACTTTCGATTTGCGCAGCATCCTGCGCCGCGAAAAATTTTCAGCCCTGCGATTCAGCCGGGCGCCTCACCCTTCCCACTGCACCCCAGACAATGCCCAACACCCCCGAAGCGTGGAATCGCTTACGCGCCCGCGTACAGGCTGCAACTGCTGGCCTCTCAGATCAGCAGCTCACTGAGCGCACGATGCGCCTGCAGCGCCGCTGGCGCGCCCACAAGCGCCCCGCAACTTTCAACGTGTTGCAGGAGCTCCACGCCGAGCAACACCGCCGCCGCTGGAGCTGAGCTGATGCGCCCCGCAACCTACGCGGCGTGCTGCGCGCTCGCCGCTTCCCTCACCCTCAGCGCCTGCGCTGCTGCCATCGCTGCTGCCAATGGTGCAGCCGCCGCCCTCGCCCATCGCCGGTGCGTCACAGAGGCAGCCCTCTCGCACCTGTCGCCCGAGCACTGCGCCACGCGCCCCGCGCCCGCAATCTCCACCGCTACCGCGTACTGAACCATGCCAGAAGAACACCCCCGCCGCTACGTACCCGCCGCCGTGGTGACATACCGCGGCGCAACGGACACACGCGGTAGCCAATGGGCCGCAATTATCGACCGGGGCGGCGCCGGGCACCGCGTCCGCACCGCCGTGCCATACGCGAACGGCCCGGATGAAGCGGCCGCCGCCGTGGTGGCAAAAGCGAACCGCGTGTGGGAGACGCAATGGGCCGTTGTGGGCCCTGCCCTCTCGCTTGACGGATCGAGCCGCTACGCGTACCCGATCGCCGACCCGCGCCTATGGGGCCCGGATGGCGCGTCCTACTGATCCGGCGCCCTGCGCCCTGCCCCTTTATCGCCGGTGCCACGCGCCGGCTCACACAATGCCCAAATCCATCACCGTTCAAACAGCCGCCGGGCCGCGCGATATCGCCGCGGTCTGGGTTGGCGACAATCTCGCTGTGCATCGGCCGCCCTTGCGCGGCGGCACGAAACCGGCGCCGAAACAATGGGCCATCACCCATACCGCTTCTGGCCTTTCTATGGGTGCGCCCTTGTGCGCCCGTAAGGATTCCGCGGTCGCACTTGCGCGCCTATGGGATAGCGCAGCCGGTGAGATCGATGCTCGCAATCCGCGCGGCTGGCGATTCCTGCAAACGTGGCAGCTTGACGTGGCCGCGGCCGAAAATCGCCGCATCGCGCCCCTAGAGGGTCCGGTGCTGCCCGACAATCCCGGCCCGCAAGACGTAGCGGCTGCCATCGCCGCCGCGCTGGACTCCGCCTACGTGCCCGCCGGTGATGAGGCCGCTGATCAATTCCCTGCCCACGAAACCGTGGCGGCTGATTTGCTGCGCACCGGTGCGGACGGTGTTGAGATGTTCTGGCGCGGCCGCTGGTGGCCGGTGCCCACATTTTGGGAAGTTGAAGCGTGGGCGCTGGATTCCCTCGCTGAAACGCCGGACGGGCGCACGGTGGAACCGGACGCGCCCGACAGCTGGACTCGGCTTTTGGGGGTGTGCTGATCATGCCCGCACAATCCCTTACCGCGTCCGGTGCGCCCTCCCGCACCGCGGGCCGGCTGCACTTCCATCTCACACCCTCCAGCGCTAACGCCAAGACGGGCCCGATCCCTGTCAGCACGTCAAGCGCCGAAACCTGCCCGAGCGCCGCTGTTTGCCCCTTTAAGGGAAACGGGTGCTACGCGGAACGGGGGCCGCTTGCCCTCCACTGGCGCGCCGTCACAGAAGGCCGCCGCGGTGTTCCATGGGCGGAATTCCTGCAGGCAATCCGCAACCTGCCCGCCGGGCAGTTGTGGCGACACAATCAAGCCGGCGATCTCTGGAAACCCGGAACACTTACGGGGCGCACCGCCCTGGCGCAGCTGACAGAAGCGAACCTGGGCCGGCGCGGCTTCACTTACAGCCACCACAAGCGCACCCCCGCCACGGTTCAAGCGTTCAAGGCCGCCACGGCCCACGGTTTTACCGTTAACGCCAGTTGTCACAGCGAGGCGGAAGCTGACGCAGCCATCGCCGATGGCCTGCGCGCTGTGTTTGTCGTGCCCGCGGATGATCAGCGCACCGCGTGGGAAACCGCCGGCGGTAATCGCGCTGTCGTTTGCCCGGCGCAACGGTTCGATGGGATGACGTGCGCGCGCTGTCAGTTGTGCGCCGCGCGGCCCTCACACGTTGCCATCGTGTTCCGCGCCCATGGCACCGGACGCAAGGCCGCTGAGCTCGCCCTGCAGGGGGTGCAATCATGATCGGCCCACAATCCGCCCGAATCACAATTGTGATCCCCGCCGCGGTGCTGGATCGCCTGCGCGCGCAGGCCAGCGCCGAAGGGCGCAGCATCAGCAACCTTGCCGCCCTCATGCTGCAACGCGCAACGCAGCAGGAGCCGGGGCATGGCTGAACGCGCCACTGACGCGCAACGGGCCGCGCGAGAGCGCGACGCGCTGGAGCTCCTAAGCTCTGGCGCCGGTTCCGCGTTCGCCGCGGCCACCCTCGCCGAGCGCTACGGCGTCTCCCTGCGCCAGGCGCGCCGATACGTTGCGGCCGCGTCTTACGAATTGTGCGATGCAGCCACGCCCGCAGAACTTGACCGCCAGGCGATGCTCTCGCTGCACCGGCTCGATCTCATCGCGGGCCGTGCCATGGCTGCTGGGGATGAGGCGCTCGCGGTGCGCGCCACGCGGGCGCACGCTGCAGCCCTGGCGCAGTTCCGGCGCGCAATCTCCGCACCCGTAACGCGCTTTCGCCTGCCCACAACGCAGGCGCCGCCCGGGGCGCAGGAGCCGGTGCCCCCGGATTGCCCCTTTTAACGCCCACGCGCCCCGGCACCCCCGGGGCTTTTTGCTGCGCTCCGGCGCGCCCTCTCGCCCAGGGCGCCCGGTGCTTTTGTGTCCTAATTGTGTCCGCTGCGCGCAGGGCGCGGGGGCGATTCTGGGGGCGCTGGCGGCCCGCTATGGGTGGCGTGGGGAGCTGGGGCCAGACACTAGGCAGCGCCCCACGCCTTGGGCGTGATAACGATTCTCATGCTCAGCAGCGCCCCGGCTGCGGGCCGGGAGAAAATCCGGGCGCCGGGGTCATCCACGGGCGCCCTTCGTCCCACTGCTGAGACCACAGAACTATAGGCGATGAATGCGTTTTTGCTAGTGAATGCGTTTTTGCCGCAGGCGCCTTGAATGCGATTTTGCGCGCTAGATGCCCTTGGCTTTGACCAGCTGGAGCAGGTCGGCCTGCAGTTTCATCGCACCGATGGCGTTGGCGCCCATGTTGCGCTCGATGCTCATCTGAATGACTGTTTCGAGCTTTTCAATCATCTCGCTCACCTTCTCTGCGCGATCCATCACGTTGATGTCGCGGATCATTTGTTGG